AAAAAAATAAAAAATAAATATATATATATATAAATATATTAATGAGGAAATATACTAAAATGAATAATAAAAAATATAATAAGTTAATTGAAGAAAAGAAGAAAAAGAAGATATCTTTAAAAAATTCAAAACTATTAGATAAAGAATTAGAAAAAAGATATTGTAGATGTATTAAAAAATTAAAACAAACAAAAAAAACAAAAAAAACAAAAAAAACAAAAGGTTCTGAATATCCAATATGTTTAACATCGGTATATATAAATAGAAAATTTGCAGTACCTAAAGATATAAAAAAAAAATGTAAAAAGTAATTATGTATACATATGTTCAGGTGGTTTATAAAACTCAATTTCACTTTTATTTAATAATAATGGTAATACTTCTTTTGTAACATTATATGGTATATTGAAGTCTTTTATTTTATAAGGTAATTCAATTTCAATTTCATTATTATCTTTATCATATAATAATTCATACATATTTACTTTAGATATAATAGTTTCTAAACATCTTTTTAGATTTCTAACACCCTCTTCACTACTAGTATATTCATCAATTATTTCACCAATAATATCATCATTAAATATAATACTATCATTATATTTAAAATTTTCTAATAATTCAGGTAATAAATAATCATTTGCTATCTTTAATTTTTCATCTTTTTTAAACCCTTTTGTATTTATTACATACATTCTATCTTTGAGAATCCTATCAACCTTAGATTCATCATTAAATGAAAAAATAAATAAAACTTTAGATAAATCTATATTGATACCACTAAAATAATTATCTTGAAATTGATTATTCTGAGAATGATCTGTTAAATGTGTTAATAAATGAATAATTTCTTGACCTTTATTTGTATCACTAACTTTATCCAATTCATCAAAATAAATAACCGGATTCATACATTGTGATTTAATTAATATTTCAATTATTCTACCCCAATGAGAACCTTCATATGTATAATTGTGTCCATCAAAAAAAGAAGAATCAGATGCTCCTCCTAGAGCAATAAAAGCAAATGGTCTATTTATTGCTTTAGCAATACCTTCTTTTACTAAAGTTGTTTTTCCATTACCCATGGGTCCTTGAATAGCCAAAATATTACCACCAGACATAGGGTTTTTAATCCATTTACTAATTAATTGAAGAATATGACTTTTAGCATTTTTATGACCAAATATAGCTTTATCTAATATTGCATTTGTTTTTTTTAAATATGTTCGTTTATCCTCAATACATGAAGAATCGTTGATTGGTAAATTAATATATTTTGAAAAAGGAATTTTAATTAAACCACTAATCCATTGTTCCATTTTACTATATTCCGTTGTAGATGTATCTAGTTCTTTTATTTTATTAATATGTGATATTGCCATAGATTTGGTATTAATATCCATATTTGATTCTAATACTTTAAATTGAAGTGGTATATTATTATTATTAATATTGTTAATTGATGAAATTTCAGATAATATTAATATTTTTTTTTCTTTATTTAAATTCATAAAATATTTTAAATTTAAATTATTATCAAATGTTTCTTCATTATCTAAATCATTATATTGTTTATCATATTCATCTAATTTTTCATATTCTTCTTCGCTAATAATATCATCACTTTCTCTTAATATTTCTTTAATAATATTTCCAAAAACATTATTAGTTTCTTCATCTATATCATCTTCACTTTTATTAGATAATGGTGAGTTTAAATTATTATTATTAATAAATTCATTTGCTGAATTAATTATTTCTTCAACTTCTTCTTGATTAATATCAGAATCATTATCTGAATCAGTATCATCGCCTGTATCTCCAATATATTCATCTTCATCTTCTTCTTCGCTATCACTATTTAAATGTAAATTATTTATATTTTGATTAATAGTTTCATTAATATTAATATTATTGTTAATTTTATTACTAATTTTATTATTAGCATCTGATAGTATTAAATTTAGTAACATATCACTGTAATTATTAGAATCTAATTTTCTTTTTTTTTGTGGTCTTTTTAAATTTTGAATTTCTTTATTAAATAAATCTTGATCAAAATCTTCAATATTTTCATTATCATCAATAATAAATCCAATAATATTTCCATTTTCATCTATTTCATCAAATTCATCATCATTATTTATATGATCATTAGATATTCGGGTTGTTTTAGATCTAGTTTCCATTTGATGCTTTTTTGGACTTGCAGGCATTTATTTATACTTATATAATACTTAATCAATTATTTTTAAGTGGATTAAAAATTTATATTATTAATTAATTTGATTTTTATTAAAACTTAAAAAAAAGGTATAATATAATATAATAATGTCTACAGTTGAAACACCGAATATTAAAAATGTTTCGGGAATACAATTTAGTATATTGGGTCCAGATGAAATTAGAAAAAGATCTGTTGTTGAAATAACAAAACACGACACATATGAAAAAGATGTCCCAGTAATCAAAGGAATATTTGATCCAAGAATGGGTGTAACTGATATGGGTAAAGTATGTAAGACATGTGGTCAAAGGAATATTAATTGTCCGGGACATTTTGGTCATGTTGATTTAGCTAGACCAGTATATAATTATCATTTTGTCCAAACATTAATTAAAATATTGAAATGTGTATGTTTTAGATGTTCTAAATTATTAGTTGATAAAGATAATGCAATTATTCAAGACATTTTAAAAAAACCACCAAAACAAAGATTTCAAGAAATTTATTCAGTATGTCAAAAGATAAATAGATGTGGTCAAGAAACAGAAGACGGTTGTGGGTGTAAGCAACCAGAAAATTATAAACTTGAAGGTTTAATTGGAATTCAAGCAAAATGGAAGAAACTTGATATACCGGAAGGTTTGAGTGAAGAAGAAATATATAAATTAAAGAATCAATTAATAGATATTGAATATATTAAACAATTATTAGAAAAAATCAGTGATGAAGATGCTAAATATATGGGATTTTCTGAATTATGGTGTAGACCAGAATGGTTAATATGTTCAGTTTTACCTGTTCCACCACCTTGTGTTAGACCGTCTGTAAAACAAGATAATTCTCAAAGAATGGATGATGATTTAACTCATAAATTAGCTGATATTATTAAAACAAATAATATTTTAGCTCAAAAAATAGAAAAAGAATCAAGAATTGAAGTAATTGATGATTGGACAAAAGTCCTTCAATATCATGTAGCTACATTAGTAGATAATGATATTCCAGGTATAGCTCAATCAGCACATAGATCTGGACGTGTATTGAAATCAATTAGACAAAGATTAAAAGGTAAAGATGGTAGAATTCGGAATAATTTAATGGGAAAACGTGTAGATTTTTCAGCACGTAGTGTAATTACACCTGATCCAAATATTGGATTAGATGAATTAGGTGTTCCATTTAAAATTGCTACAAATTTAACATATCCAGAAATTGTTAATAAATTTAATATGGACAAACTATTAACAATTGTCCGTAATGGAGATAAATGGCCTGGATGTAAAAGTATTGTTAAGACAAAAGAAGATAATAGAATCACTATTGGGGATAATAACAAGGATACTATTGAATTAGAATATGGTGATATAGTTCACAGACATTTGATGGATGGTGATTGGGTATTATTTAATCGTCAACCATCATTACATAAAATGAGTATGATGGGACATAGAGTTAGATGTATGGAAGGCAATACATTTAGATTAAATGTTTCTGTAACTCCACCATATAATGCTGATTTTGATGGTGATGAAATGAATATGCACGCTCCACAGAGCAATGCTACAGTCATAGAATTAAAAGAAATTATGAATGTAACAAGACAGATTATATCCCCTAGGGAAAATAAACCTATTATTACAATTGTTCAAGATACTCTATTAGGTATTAATAGATTAACTAGAAGTTTGAATTTTAAATATATTGTTCCAAATCAAAGTGGCATTATTCCAATGAATAATACAAATAATATTGTAATTAATGTTAAAAATACAGATAAACCAGGTAAAATTAAAAACAAAATTGTAGATGCTTCTTACTTTACAAGAACACAAATTCAAAATATTTTATGTGATTTATCAACATTTGGTAAACCAATACCTAAACCAGAAATTATTTATGATAATAATGGTACACAAGTAGAATTATGGGTTGGTAGGCAAGTATTAAGTTATATCTTACCAGATAATATTAACTTGAATATGTGTAATGATATGTGTGATGATGATAAAGATATTAAGAATTTTGTAAAAATTACAGAAGGACTTATTAGTCAGGGAGCATTTGATAAGGGTTTATTTACTAAAACATCCAAAGGTTTAATTCATACTATATTTAATGACTTGGGTCCAGATAGAGCCACAGATTTTATTAATGATTTACAAAAGATAATTACATATTTTCTATTAATTGAAGGATTTAGTGTTGGTATTAGTGATATGATTGCTGACAAATCAACAAATAGAAAGATTAAGAAAATTATTAATGGTAAAAAGAAAGAAATAGATGATATTATGCAAGAATTACATCTTAATATTTTTGAAAATTACACAGGTCAATCAAATAATGATTATTTTGAAAGTAAAGTTAATGGTGTATTAAATAAAACATTAGCAGAAACTGGTAAAGTCGGATTATCTAGTCTAAGTGAAACTAATCGGGCAATTAATATGATTAATTCCGGATCAAAAGGAAAAGCTACAAATATTGCTCAAATGGTTGCTTGCTTAGGTCAACAAAATGTTGATGGATCCAGAATTCCCAATAATTTTAATGATAGAACTCTACCACACTATTATAAATATGATGATTCTTCAGAAGCAAGAGGATTTGTTGAAAATTCATTCATTTCTGGACAAACACCACAGGAATATTTCTTTCATGCTATGGGTGGTCGTGAAGGTTTAATTGATACTGCTGTTAAAACATCAGAAACTGGATATATTCAAAGAAAATTAATGAAGGCAATGGAAGATCTTAAAGTTTCTCAAGATTATTCTGTTAGAACAAGTTCAAATACTATTATTCAATTTACATATGGTGGTGATGGTATGGATGCAACATTCACTGAATCTCAACCATTATTAATTGGTAAATTAGATACTGAATCAATGATTAAAACATATTTATTTGAACCATCATATAATTGGGAAAAATATTTAGATAAAGCCTGTATTAAAGAATTAAAATCTGTTAAAAAATATCAAGAAAAACTTCAAGATGTTTTAACTAATTTAATTGAAATTAAAGAATATTTAGTAAAAGATATATATAAATATAATCTTGATAATAATATTCTATTCCCAATTCATTTTGAAAGATTAACTACTAATTTAT